TTAACTACTGATTCACTCATACTTAATACTGCTTTTTTCTTTTTTAACATTAGTTTAAGAAATAAGTCTACTAATTTACCATTCTTATCATCAGTCATACGATGTGGTCTACCAACAAAATCTTGCCCAATGCCAACCAACTTACCTGAACGTTCGAATTTAATATTTCCTGATTGTGATTTTATTGAGAAATTACCCATACCTAAATGTACAAGTTCTGAATTTGGTAATACACCTTTACTGTAATTTACAAAGTTGCTATCTACAATAGTTTGATTTCCAATTCGTTCGTAATGACCTACATCTTTACCTTCGTTAACTACTGATGCCGATTCATCCCAATTTGTCCACTCATCTAATCCACCTGCAATATCACCAACTACGAAGCTGGGTTTATCTGCATATTTTTTATTTACAATAATAAAGGTTTTACTTCCTTTTTTTATTCTAATATGTGGGGGAACGTGGTCAACCATTATGAATTCAGCGTTTTTAAAACCAGCCTTTTTCAAATACGATGTTAATCCCATTAATTTTTTACGGGTGGTTACGATTTTCTTAATAGTTTCTATGTCAGTTGATGAGAAGTTCTCTGTAACTGAGTTATTTAGTAAATTCGTTAGTTTCATTGAGTTTCTTTTAGTGTTTGATTCGTTTGCGAATTCTTCAGCGTTTTCTTTATCATCCTTATCAACACCTTTAAGTGGGTATTTCTTCCCATCTACTTCAAATGAATCGTTTCCAGCTGCGATTGCTTTTGCTCTTGCTGCTCCAAACTCATTTCCTTCTTCGATTTCGCTATCATCACCATTATGAATTTCATAATACTTTCCAAGAACTTCACCAATCTCATCATAAGATGATTCCATACGTTGTTGTAATGTGTCTACTTCGGTAAGAGTTTTCTCAAATACTTTATATGATTCATTCATTCTCTTTAAATGACGAGATACAGTAACACCATCAAACCAATCTCCAGTTTCTTTGATAGTTACTCTATTAGCAACCTCAACTAAACCTTTTATAGATTTACATACTTCTGCTAAGCCTTTCTTTCTGTAAACAGATTCACCAAACTTTTTATATTGTTTAACGGCTTCTAAGAATACTTCTCTTTGCTCTGATGTAAAATCATCATCAGTAGATTCTTCGTTTTCTTTTATGAATGATGTAGAATATGGGTCTGAATAAACTTTACCTAATTCTGGGTTCATAGCTTCATTCATTAAGTCTTTTAGTTTTTTCATTCTCTTACCTATTTGTTATATAGCACAAAGACCATCTATTTCACAGATGATATCACGTACTAATGTATTAATTTTTTTATATGATTTTACAGAACCGACTTTAACAGATTCATTCACAGGTCTCATAAATGCCCCATGTGTTGATGGATTAGAAACAAAGTCCCAGCATATCAAATCGAAATCGTCTTCTACTGTTACAGTCTTACCATTAGTAGATTCTTTTACTGAACCCATACCTCTGGAAGATATACCAACTGTACATCCTGCTTCTAATAATTCTTTAAGGATATTTCCTGATGGAGTTTTTAATACTTCTACTTTTCCAATCACATCATTACCTTCCCACCATATATCACGAATGATATGAGATGTATTTTTCAATTCAACTACTGATGCATCTGGATGGTCTAATTCACCATATGCCCTATTTTCTTTTATCTCTCTACCTTTGTATTTATCAACTTCTCGTTTGAGAACATCTGATGGGTAGATTCTGCCGTTTTGGTTTTCTGATTCAGCTCTTTGTAATACACCTTCAACAATCAATCGGCCATTATGTTTAGTCATGGATTCAGTAAGTTGCTTAGGTGTTATATTAAATGGTATTATGTCTACTAATAATTTACTCATTACTTATCCCATACTTTTCGTTTCTTATACAAATCAAACATAATTTGCGCAACCTCATATCTAATAAGTAACCTGATATCATCCAAATCCTTATTTGAAAGTACTTCTTTAATGATATCTTTCTTTTTAGGAATCATGAGCTTAACTCTTTTAGTTTATGTGCTACTTTTAACAATCTTTCAGAGATTTTTCCAAAACGTTGTTGTGTTGATTTCCAATATTGTCCCGTATGTACTCCAGCCTCAGTTTTTAACTTTGTATTCTGATTAACTATGCGTTCCATTTCGAACATCATACGATTTATTTTTTTGATAGAGTCGTTTACCTTTTGGTAATCTTTTCTAGTGTCATCGTTCTTATATTCTTTATAAGATATTTCATTTATCTTAGCTTCTAGCTTACGTTCCAAAGATTCCATTGTTTTAATGTTCTTTTTAGATTTTTTAGATTTTTTATAACCTAAAACTTCAATATGGTCATTATCTAACTTATCTTCATCATCATCTTTAGCAAATGCGTTTGGAGTTTTAACAGGACCTTCGCCGCCATCCATATTTCCAGTAACATTAGTTTCTTCTATCTCTTCAAACTTCTCTGATATTTCTTTTAGTAAACTTTTCATTAAAATGCCTTTTTTAATTCAGAGTATAATTCGTTATATCGCAATAATGATAAAATCTGAGATTCTGTGATGGTTTTTGATGATTTTACTTTTGAAATCAACTTTACAACTTCCGTTATCTTAATTTTAGTAACCTGGTCGGTTATTTTTATTAAGTTTATATTTTTTGTAAGTAAGTTACACTCTCTTATAACAAAACTCTTTAATTTTTTAGAATTATCAACTGAATTTATGTATTCTTTTAAAATACCACGCTGCTTATCGGATAAATGTGTATATTTGTTGTTAAAATTATCTACTAACATCTTCCAAGCAAGTAATCTAACCTCTTTAGGTTGTTTTGAGTACTCTTCGTTGATAGTTGCAATAATAGGGTCAGTACTTTGGGATTTACCTGTTAGGTGTTCCATCAATGTAGATTTACAATCGACATATTCCTTTGGGTTTTCAGAATTTAAGTATTCAAATAGTTTATAGATGGATGCGTTCTCTTTATAGTTACTAACTCTATAATTAAAAAAGTCTTCCAATACAAAATTAGATTTAATATCTTTAATTAAGTTGTATTTTTGCTTACTTAATGTAGATACGGTTAACTTATTTCGTTCTTTAAGAATAATATTCAAAAACTCACTAGCTTTATACTCAGAGTCGAATGATTCCTTTATAGCAGATTGATATAATCTTAATTCTTTTGCCAATTCTGAATTCTTACCAAAGTGTTCTCTGATAATATCAGTTGCTTTTGAATCTTTGTTATTCAATGTGTCGGTCGCAATTTGTCTAACAAGTAATTCAAATAGAATACCTGTATTTTTAAACTTACTATGCTTTAATTTTTTCATCCGTTCCTTATAGTTTGGTAGAATAACCCATACAGTTGGTTATAAATATATTAATTATTAGAATCCAATATATTATTTTCATCTAATAGTGATATATTATCAGTTTCTTCTTCAATTTTAAGAGATTCTGCTATAATACCCTTACTTTTAATCTTACTTTTCATTTTCGATAACATTGAGTTCGTAGATTCTTTGTTAACCACTTCGTTTGCGTTATATCCTCTTGATGGAGCTTCTGGTTTAATAGAAATGCTTTTATTTCCGAGAGGGTCTCTACCAAATGTTGATTTATCTTTCCCATAGGTATTACCTTCTTTAGGTCTACCAGCACCTTCCCATCCACCATCAGGTGTTTCAGATTCAAATTGTGGTTGAGATTCTTCGCCTGGTTGCTGGTTTGCTGTTGCAAGGTCATGTGGTGTACCGAATGATTCGCCTGTTTTAACTGGGTCATTACCTTCACTTTCAATCTGCTCTTGTCTGAATCCTAATTTAAGGTCATTTATAACCCGCAGTTGCTCAGTCTTCCATTCATCATCACTCATATTGAAAATGTTTTTATACATCCATTCTTGTGATACCATTTTAAGGTCTTTTAAATCTCGTACTAATGAAGCCTTCTCACTCCAAAGGTTTGCTTTCTCTTGCTCATATATAATAGATGGTGTAGTTAACTCTAATTCAAAGTTTACCAATTCAGCATCCTCATATCCTTGTGAGTATAAGTGAACAATTGCAATCTTAGTTAATTCTGATAATACAATCTTTTGAATTCTTTCAACTGAACGAGCGAATCTAATGTCTTGTTGTGCTAATGTAGATTTACCTTCAACACCTTCTTCGTATCCAATAAATGCTTTTGGAACTTTAAGAGCTGCCATCATTCGGTTCTTTAAGTATTCGATATCATCGATACCACCAAACTCCATGCCGCTAAGAGAATCAATCTCAGTACCACTTTGCCCACCCCTTACAGGTAGATAATAATCCTCTAGCATATTCTGCATATTGAATTTTAAGTTGTACTCACCAGTCGCTTCATCCACATAAGGAACTTTCTTCATTTGGTCAATGATGTTTGCCATATACGAATCAACTTCTGCTGGTGGAATATTTCCAATATCAATTTTGAATATTCTCTTCTCAGGTGCTCTCATAATTCTATGAATCATCATTGCGTCTTCCATAAGAACTAATTGCTTCCAAGTCTTTCTTGCACCTTCTAATAATGAACGTCCATAAGGTAGGAAGTTTGTGTCAGTTAATAATCTGAAATGTGCTACTTGAAATGATTCTAAGTACTTAGTTGAGTTTCTTTGAGATAGAGCTGATGTGTTATGTTCATCTACTTCAAATCGTACTGAGTATGGGTTATCTAAATCGTAACCTTCTTCTCTTCGAGTTTCGTAAACTGATAATGGTTGTGCATTTACTACGCCTAATTCATCATCGATATCTAAATGTAAATAGTAATCACCGTATTTGTTCATACCTCTAACCCAGCCCCAAAGATTGAATTCAATATTCAATACATCGTAAAATAGGTTGTGTAATGTTTTCTTTAATTTTTCATCAGATGATTTAATTCTAATAACATCACCCATATCATTTTTAAGGGTCGATTCATCTGAATATATATCTAGTATAGATGAAATAATCGAATCCTTATCCATTGATTCATAATCAGTATATAATTCTAATTTGTTTGAATGGTAATTAAATCGTTCGTTGGAACTTTGCCAATTCTTTCTTGAGTTTGCTCCATGCAGTCTACCATATCTATCGTAATGTGCAGACCCTTGCTTATTACCATCACTTTGCAATCTTGATGAATCGACTACCTTTAGCTTATCCTTACCAACACGCCGTACAACGACTTGTGTTGAGAATAATTTCTTTAATTTACCGAATAATGAATTATCTGCCATAATTATGTGTTTATATACTACTTACAATCTATAAATATACGAAAAATATTTAATATATCCAAATTTATCTTTACAAATTTTTAAAAATAACTAATCTAATAGCCACCCTATATCCTCATCACCTTTCCCAGTGTTAAGTTTCCAAGCTTTCTGAGCTTGAGCTGATGAAGTTTTGAAAACCCCTGAGTTTTTAGATGTTAATGATAATGCTTTTCTATTTAATTCGATTCCTTGCTGTCTTAATTTTAATGCGGTATCTCTAACCCACAATGCTGTTGAGAATGATATAGTTAAATCATCGTTATAACCCTGCTGAGCCTCTGCTCTACTTCCATTCCAAATGAATACAAACAGTTCCTCTATCAATCGCTTAGAACGTATGATAGGGGTTCGTTCTCTCATATAAGTATCTAGCTTAGATATAACCAACGGTCGGGTTCTACTTGTCATTGAGAATCCTGGAACCATCTGAGATTTATCTTTTAAATCAAATCCCTTATTCAAATGAATATCGTTATCAACATATCCTAAATCTCTGTATGAATAATATAAATTTGTGTAACCTCTATCGATTGCTTCTTGAATTACAGCCCATCCGATGTTTGCGTTTTCAATTACTAATAATGCATCATTCCATTCGGTTGCTACGTTAACTAACATTCTACCGTAATCTTTAGTATCTATCTTACCTTTGTATTCTGCTACTTGCTCTACCGATTCTATATCAATAACGTGGAATGCTGAATAATCTTTTCCATCACCCCTAGCGACATCTGCTACTACTACATAATCTCTACTATAATTTGGCTGTTGCCATAACCAATAGTTTCCATCAAACCCACGCTTCTCAACGGGGTCTTGTACATATGTTTGTTCGTACCATTGTAGGAGTTCACCATCAACGACTGTATAACCAGATGAAATGAAATCACAATCACATTCCTGTGCTGCCATCTTCTCACCTAATAATTGTGTTTGTTTTTTTCTCCATGCTTCATCACGTTCAGGGTGTACAGTCCAATGTAATTTAACTGGATTCCAACCATCGCCAATTTCACCCTTCTGCCAAGTCTTATGAAAGAAGTTACCAACCCCATTCGGAGTTGATAATACAATTGCCTTTCCACCAGTCGAAAGTGTTGATTGAGCGGATGCCCATATCTCATCTACATTTTTAATAAATGCAGCCTCATCAATGATTAACATTGATAGTGCTTCGGACCGACCAGCATCACCACTAGCGGATGTTGCTTTAATCTGAGAACCATTACCTAATCTTAATGATAGTTTATTATCTTCAATAGTTTCACCCTTCAACCAAGATGGAAGGTTTTCGTGCATATATCGAACTTTAGTTACTAAGTTCTTTGCGACCTCTTGCTTAGTTGCGATTACTAATACGTTCTTGTCATCTTGAAATAACATCATCCACAAAGAGTACCCTGCTGATAATGTTGATATACCTAATTGACGTGATTTAAGAATTACATTGAATTGATGTTCATCGATATCACCCATAAGGTCTTCTTGAAATGGGAACAAGTCAAATAGAATCTTCCCACGTTTTGGATGTTGGATGTAACAATACTTTCTAAAAAAGTATATTGGGTTTTTAGCACATTTTACATATTCTTCACGAATAAGTTCTTTTATAGATTTACTCATAACTTACTTTTTACCAAGTTTCCACATCATTCTTGCAGAAATCACCGGCTCTAAGGATTGATTCAACCCTAACCCTAATCCATATACTTTCTTACGTTTGCTTCTAAATAAAAGCTCGCCTCCAATATAACTGAATTGGTTTCTATTACCGGCTAATCCAATACCTACATAAAACTCATGCTTACTAATTAATGAATCTCTTGTAATGGTAGTGGTTGGTAATAATAGATTTGGGGTGATTTGTCGAAACACAATTGAGTTTCTACTAATTGTATCGTTTATTATGATGTTACCCAATGAATCTAAATTGATTGTGTCTGTGTAATGATATTTAGAATAATAATCTTTTAGAATAAATACAGTATCTATGCCAGCTGGTATCGTATCGTGTTTAGTTAC